ACTTTTTTATAAGAAGCCTTTTTCTTTCTGTTAAAAGTATGCGAATCAGCACCTTTAACTGTTGCTCTTTCTCCTAATCTTTTTAATCCATTTTCTTTCATCTTATCCATTGCCATTAAAATAGCATTTGTGAATTGTTGTTGGATTGTTGTTGTTGTGTTTGCCATTACTACCTCCTAATAAGTTATAATTTCATTAAAATATTTTTTGTCTTCCTCTGTTGCTAACATACTTCTTAATTCATTAGCTTTTTTTGCTTTTTCCTTATCATCAATACCTTTGCCTAAACTTTCACTCAGATATTTATTAAAAATATCTACAGCCTTATCTCCACTAATATAAGTATTAGTTCTTGTTTCTCTCTCTGTTTTTGCTGCACTTACATTATTACCTCCTTTTGCAAAATTAATAACTCTACCTAAAACTTTAATAGCGTATGGGTCCGAAGCTATTGCATTAAAAAACTTTTCTTCAGGTGTTCCTTTTAAAGCTCTTTGTAACAAATTACAATTTGCTTGATAAGCTCTTTTTTCTTCAAAAGTTAAATGTTTGTTTAATTCTTCTCTTATGCCTTGTGGACTTTGAGCTTGTTCCCCTTGTTCGACCATAAAGCTAACTATCCCTAAAACTTGTTCTTGTGATAATCCCAACTCTTGAAATTTACTTGTATAAGATTCTAAAGCTTTTACACTATCTTCATTTGTGCCTATTTTTTCTTTTAAACTTGATAAATCATACCCATTAAAAGAAGTTTCAACATCATCAAATGTCATTTTAGTAGGGTCAAATATATCTCCTTCCACTTCTTTATCTTGAGTATCATCATTTTGGTTATCAGGAATATCAAGATTGCTGTCATCTCCTTGTGGATTTTGAGTTTGTTCCTCCACTATCTCTAAATTTTGGTTTACTTCTAAATTATCGCCATCCATTACTACTCTCCTTTCATACTTTCTATAATTTCATTTTTTTTATTTACTAAATCAAATTTTAGTTTGATTAATAAGTTTCTTTGCTCTGGATATTTTCCATAGTTTTGATAATAGTTTTCTTTTGTTTCTTCCCAGTCTAATGCACACCATTTGATTAGTTCTAATAAATCATTATCTCCTGCATACTTTGTTAAAAAATCATCATATTTACTTTTTCTTTCTCTGTCATTAAATATCACCTAATCCACCTACTCCTTGTTTAACTCTTTCAGGTATTCCTGTTTCTTGTCTTTTTCCTACATTTTCTTGAGCTTGTGCTAATGTTTCTATCTCTAATAATCTTCTTTGATTTTCTACCATTGCCATAATTTCTTCTTTTGAATTAACAATACTTGCTGGGATATTCATTTTATCTCTTATATCTTCAACTGCTTCAGCTGATTTTATGATAAATCCTCTCTGTTCTTCTGGCATTAATTGAGAAGCCATATTGTAAAAATCAATTATTCTTAATCCATATTCTCTACCTGAATTTTGAGTTAATTCATTGACATAATGTATTTTTGAATGTGTTACATAATCTTCATTTTCCAAAGAATTCAATAAGCCTTTTTTTTCTAAAATATAATAAGCGTTCATAAATATTGGCTCTAAAAGTTCTGTATTGATTAATTCATATGTTCCACTAAATTCATTCCTGAACATCTCTTGTCTTAATTCCATTTCAGTTGCTGATCTGTTTTTTGTTTCCAGCACATCTCCCAAAGGTTGTGCCATATATGCTTTTCTTATTCTTTCTCTACAATCATTTATATCTTGGTCTATTGGTATTAAATTAGTTCCTGTATTTATTGGCTGTATACCCATTTTATTGGCATCATTCCATTCTCCACCATAATTAATAGCACCAGGTTTTAAACTAACCTTATTTCTTAAACTTATATCTCCATAAAAATTAGCTGGTGGGTCTACAATTTTATCTCTGTGTCTTGCTCTCTTTTCTATGTTTTCATTAAGCTGTTTTATAAGATGTTTGTTAGCTCTACCTATACCAATACCCCATGGATTTGAACTATCTACTTGCCATCTAAATATTACGTATGGATTATATTCAAGTACTTCGTAAACTAACTCTTCTTCAAATTCTTCTGTATGTACAAAATGATGATAAATATTTACTGCTTTAGTTTCATCGAATTCTGCAATTATAGTTTCTATAACTGATATTTTTTCAGTTAATTCTTCCTCATTGCTTAAACTTTCTGGCTTCTTAAAATTAAGATGACCAAACATATCTATTAAATCTTGTAGATTTTTTTCTACATATCTTTTAAATACTATATTTGGTTTTCCTTGCATATCTTCTAAGAAAAAGATATTATCAAGATTTTGATAACTATACGTAAAAGGTTTTGCAGTTGAATTAAGTTCAATTATTTTAAATATTCCTGTTCCAACTTTTAAACAATCACTAACTGATTTTGCAACTTCTGTATAATAATTTGTATTACTATTAGTTCTGTAAACTGTTTCTGAATTTTCTTCTAAAATTTCATCAAGTTCTTTTTTTATCATTTCAGCTGTACTATCATTTACTTCCTCAATAACTTTGATTACATCTAAATTGCTTTTTAGTTCAGCCCATTTTTGTGATTTTGGAAAAACAGAAATCATAATAAAATTGGATAGAAATCTTTGACTTTCTAATACAACACTGTCTACTTTTCTTGAAACGCTCTTTTGTCTTGAAGCATCATCTTTTATAGTAAAAGAGTTATCAGTTAATTCAAATGTTTCGTTATAGTCGCCTTTTATATCATCTTTGTAAGTTTTAGCTTCCTCAAAGTAATATGCTAATTTTTCTTTTGTTGGCTTTTTCATATATTACCTACCTGTTTTAAAAATCTTTTTAAGTTTGTCCTCGTCTCTGTCCTTATTCAGTTTAAAACTTTTTGAAAAATCAACAGTTGTTTGAGGTTTATCAGTTAAATTTGTTCCTTGTTGTTTATTTTGAAAGCCGTCTATATCTCTTTGCATACTTTCAGTATCTGTTTTTACTTTGTTTCTGTATGCTTCCTCTGCTTTCCTTTTTGCTTCAAGTTCAGCCTGTCTTTTAGCCTCTGCTTCTGCCCTAGCTTTTGCTTCTGCTTCTGCTCTTGTTCTTTCTTCTGCTCTTCTTTTGTTTTCAGCTTCTATAGCTAATCTTTGTCTTTCTGCTGCTTCTCTAGCCTGTCTATCAGCTTCTTCTCTTTGCTGTCTAAGTAAATCCTCTTGTGGATTTTTCCCTATTGCTCCACCAGTTAAACCACCAACTAAATTTTTAGCAGTTTTTCCAATACCTCCTATTCCTTTACCGATTTGTTTAATTGGATTACCACCTTTTCCCATTATTTGCTCCTTTCATAACAATGATGCTTATACCATTCTCTATATACCTTTCACATTCAAGTTTATTTTCTAGTAAACTATGAAACTTCATAGCTTCTTTATTCTCTACATAACACCATTGCCACACTTCTTTATATTCTTCAGCTAACTTTTTGAGTAACGCTATAAAAGAAAAGCCACAAGGTTTATCATAAATCTTAGCAACTCCAACCCAATATTTATTATCTTCTATTGCTAAATCTATGTAATAACCTCCATCTAACCAAGCCCTTAAAGGTTCTCCAAGTTCTATGCTTGTAAAATAATATTTATACTTATCCACATCTTTTAATGTATTTATATATTTTTCTACTTCTTTTATCTCTTCTCTTGTTAGCTCTTTCATAGATAACTTGCCTCACTGTCTGCATTTTCTAAATAATTTGTTTGCATTAAATCATGTAAATTCTTATTATAATCACTGGAAAACATTCGCATACAGAAATATTCAACTGCGTCACAAGTGTTGCTTGCTGCAAGTCCTCTGCCGTGGACGGGTACTCTTAGATTTTCCCCAGTAGAGTTATCTATTTTCCATTCGTATGCTTTCATTAATCTAACCATATCCCTAACATTTGCACAGTCTAAAAACTTAATTTTATGCTGTTCTATACTGTGTCTTGTAATCTCAATTGTCTTATTAACTTCGTATGCTCTTAGCACTCTTACATTATGAAAATGCTTGTTATATGCTTCTCTTCTGCTTGTTAGATAATCAGGGAGTATAATCTCTACATCTTTTATATTGTGTTCTTTCATAAAAGTTTTTATGTACTCAATATAATGTACTGTTGCTTTATCTGTCGCAGCGTAATGATGTATTATAGTATTATCTATTGTGAATACTAATGCTGTACTATCATTAATTCCTAGGTCTTCACTAACATATAGTTTTTTGTTAGTTATGTTTAAATCTTTTACCCACTCTGCTTTTAATAAACTTGCTGCATAAATAGCATTCTCATTCGCTACATCAATATTACAAAGTATGTCTTGTTCAAATTTACTCTCACTCATTAGAGTTTTAACATTTTCTAACTTCTCATCCGTGTAAACTCTTTCTCCATTTTCATCAACTGCTCTACTATCTAAAGCATTTAGTATATCTATAAACCATTTTTGTGGCTTTTCTTCTATCATTTTATTGAATTCACTGCCAAATCTTGGGGTACTCACAAGTATGATTTTACCTTTTATATTTACAACAGAAGGTATTAGATACATCATAATATCTTTATTTTGTATTAATGCCATTTCTGATATAACCAATAAATCTAAGTTTCCTCCAACTTTGTTATTAGCATCTTGTGAGCCAACAAAATAGATTTTAGAGCCATTTTTAAATCTAATTGTGTTATCTGAATGATAGAGTTTATCAGACTTTAAAGGTAAATCTAAAACCTTTCTGTCTATAATTTCATCAATTATCTTCTTTTTGTTATTACTATACCCATCCAAAATCATCATTTTCCCCTGCTTCATTGTTGGGAATACATAATAAACAACACTGTTAGAAACATCTATACATCTTTTACAAGCAAGATATAAAGCAAGTAAATCTTTGCCCATTCTTCTGCACCAACAAAGTAATAAATAATCATATTTATCATATAAATTTATAATGTCTTGTTGATAGCTTCTAGCTTTAAAGATAAGAGCATTACTTTTATTTTTCTTTCTGTTCTGTAATTCTTTTTCTATAAGTTCAATTAATGCTCTCATCTGTATCACTCTCTAATGATTTCATAAAGTCTAAAACTTTCATTATATTTTCATCTGTCAGCTTTTGTATTCTTTCAGTAAAATCTATCAGCAGATCATTTTTAAATTTATTTCTCTCTAGTTCTAGCTTTTCAAGTCTTTCAATTCTATCTAGTTCAAAAATCTTTTGTTCTGTTTCTTCATTCATTTTTATTAATTTTTGTGTATCTTTAGTTATATCTTCTGCGAGATTTAAAGTATATTCTATTTTCTTTTTTGCTATATTATTAAGATTTAATCTATCTTTCTTATTCTTTGTTATTTCTTCTATATATCGCTCTCTAAAAGATTTTAAATAGTCTAGTTGCTTAACTTGTAATTTCTCTTTACTGCTTAGCTTCATAGCACTATTAAAAGATATGCCACTTTCTGCACTAGCTTCTTTTATAGTTGCCCCAGTTTCAATTAAAACTTTCGCTTTCTCTTTTCTTTTCTTTTTGTCGCTTGTCGTTGTCGTTTTAATGTCGTTGTCATTTGTCGTATTATTAAAATCTTTTCTATATCTTTCTACTGTTCTTACACTTATATTTAATGCTGTTGCTATCTCTTTGTTGTCTTTCTTTTCTATTATTAACTTATAAACTTCTTGTCTTGTACTCACATCTTTTAAAACCTCCCGAGAAAAATAAAAAATGGGATACATAAAAAGTTAATTTATATTTCTATAAACTTTCTTCTTATATATCCCATCTACTTTTAATTAAAATTTTGATTGTAAGATATTTAATATTTTATTATTTTTATAAAAATTTTTACACTTTTTTCTATTGATATTATTGGACTTTTTGAGTTCTACAAAAATATTTTAAAAAAAGTATTGACATAGGTTTAAAACTATGTTATTATAAAAGTACCTCAAAGGAAAAGGAGGTGATAAAATGAAAATCCAATTTAAAATTGTGATTGGGAGTTGGTCGCTAACAATTACAATTACTAAAAAGGAAAAGTAATTTATCCCCCCTCTTCTGAGGGGTAAACTAAGAGTGATTTAATCTTAGCTTCAACTACTTAGATTATATCACTTCTTAAATAAAAAATCAAGTAAAATCAAGGAGTGATGAAGATGTTAAAAGAATTAATGAACCACAATGAACTAGGAGTAAAATTTTACAGAGATGAAAATGGAGTAATCTTTGTAGAAGATGAAAAAATAGGAGTTACTTTAAAATTATCTGTTTATGAAAATATATTTATGTTTCACAGACAAGTAAATGATGTTGAAGCTATTAAAAGGCATATGGAAATAGCTAAACATTATGACGAAGTAATGGCTGGGACTTGGAGACCATCAACAGAAAGAAAGTTCACAAGAATAAGATAGAGGAGTGGTTCAAATGAAAAAAACAAGAAGAGAAATTTTGAAAGCATTACAAAACAAGGAAATTAAAATAGTATGTACTCACTTAGATAGTGGGTACTGCTCTCAAGTAAAAACACCATTTGAAGTAACTGGAGAATATAGAGAACACTTAATCAGAATGTATAATCAAAATAATAAAATGTTTAGAGTACAAAGCGATAATAAATTTAGTTGCTTGTATGATGACTATGTGATTGAGGGGTAAAAAAGCCCCTCACAAATATAAGGAGGATAAAATGGA